GAGGTGGCGGCTGGCGCGGTTGATTAGCCCGTTGGTTGGCCCGGCGGCCAATGGTAGAATGCGCGTCCACGCGGTTTTGCCTCCCTCGCCGGGATGATGAAATTGGTAAACATAGCGGACTTAAAATTCGCCGCCTAACGGCTTGCCGGTTCGAGTCCGGTTCCCGGCACCATGTTGTCTCCCAACGTTTCCCGCAGTTGACCACGAAGCCCCGTAAGTCAAGGGTTTATGGCGTATTGTTTTACCATGTTTGCCCGTAGTTTCCCATTGACACCCAGCAAAAGTGGGGGCATCGTTGGGGGCAATTTTCACGGATTGGGGTACTAGAAATGCCCCCACGCGCTTATGCCCCTTACGGATGTCGCCGCCCGCTCCGCCAAGCCGCGGGAGAAGGCCTACAAGCTGGCTGATGGCCAAGGCATGTACCTCGAAGTCATGCCCAACGGTTCGAAATACTGGCGCCTCAAATACCGGATCGACGGCAAGGAGCGGCGGGCCGCGCTAGGCGTCTACCCGGCAGTATCGCTGCTTGCCGCGCGTAAGGCCCGGGAGGAAATAAAGGAGGCGTTGCGGGCCGGACTTGACCCGTCGCATGAGAAGAAACGTGCAACGCTCGAACGCAGCTTGGAGCGTCAAAACTCGTTCGAGGCAGTCGCGCGTGACTGGCATGAACACAAGAAGGGAAACTGGAGCGAGCCGCACGCTGTTCGGGTCATGAAGCGGATGGAGAATGAGCTATTCCCGTCGCTCGGTGCCAGGCCGATCCAGCAGATCACGGCGCCAGAGATACTCGCCGTCATCCGAACGATCGAGAAACGTGACGCGCTTGAGCTGTCACACCGGGCGTTGCAAACCGCCGGTGAGGTCTTCCGGTTTGCGATCGCAACAGGCCGTGCCGAGCGCGATCCGACGCCCGACCTGAAGGGGGCACTGAAGACGCGCACCGTCGTCCACATGAAGCGCGTCGGGGAAGCGGAAGTCCCCGAACTGATGAGAAAGATCGAGACGTACGAGGGGGACATCCGGACGCGCCTTGCGCTCAAGCTGATGGCTTTCACGTTCGTGCGCACGGTCGAACTGCGGTTCCTGGAGGAGGAAGAGATCGACTGGAAGCGGAAGGAGTGGAAGATCCCGGCCGAGAAGATGAAAATGCGGGCGCCGCACATCGTGCCGCTGTCGAAGCAGGCTCAGGCGGTGCTCCGGCAACTGATCGAGCAGAAGGGCAATTCCCGGTATTTATGCGCCAGCCCGACGAACCCAAACAAACCGATGAGCGAGAACACTATCCTGTTCGCGCTCTACCGGATGGGCTATCACTCACGGATGACTGGGCACGGGTTCCGCGGCCTCGCATCGACGATCCTGAATGAAAACGGTTTCAACCGCGACTGGATCGAGCGACAACTGGCCCATACCGAGCGCGATAGTGTGCGGGCGGCATACAACCACGCCGAGTACCTGAAGGACCGGCACGAAATGATGCAGTGGTGGGGGGATTACCTGTCAAAAGCGCTGGGGAGCGGCCGACAGTCAGTCGGTGGTCGATAAAGATTTCACTCATATGCGTTCGCAGCAAATATGCAACAATCGGGCCAAGATTTATATCGGAATCACCTAGATACCGTCGCTTGACGGTACTATTGCGGCGCAATACTATTTTGCTATGATCCAATCTTTCAGATGCCCCGACACCGCCGCCTTGTTCCGTGGCACGCGGGTTGCGAGATTTGTGAACATTGAGGCCGTCGCGATTCGAAAGCTTGCCATGCTGCATCGAGCTGCGACTCTGAAGGACCTGCGTATTCCACCGAACAATAGGTTGGAGGCTCTTCAACGAGACCGTGCAGGGCAACATAGTATTAGGATCAACGACCAATTTCGCGTCTGCTTTCGCTTCGCCGCCGGGAACGCGTTCGACGTCGAAATAGTCGATTATCACTAGGAGGTGCCTTATGCCGCGTGAAGTTCCATATCCCCATCCGGGAGCAATCCTGCAGGAAGAGTTTCTAACTCCGATGGGCCTCACCGCATATCGCCTCGCCAAGGACATCGGCGTCCAGCAACCACGTATCGGCGAGATCATTGCTGGGCAGCGCGCAATATCGGTGGATACCGGCTTGCGGCTTTCTCGTTACTTCGGGACCAGCGATGAATTCTGGACCGGCCTGCAGCTTGATTACGATACAGCAATGCACAAGGACGAGATCGCCAAAACTCTGGATGCGATAGAGCCTTACGAACACGAAGGAGCGTGAGACCGCAAAAGGCCCGCAAATTCTGTTTTTAGCATCGAGCCCGCCGCGAGCGGGCTTTTGCACATTCAGCTATCGAAACTGAGGTGCGAAAATGGCAGGTACAGCGCGGCGCCGGGCGGACCGGGCGCGGATCAAGAAAAAACGTGCTCACTACTGGTGGGGACGGCGTCTGACTCTGGAAGAGTCGGGAAGAGTCGTGGATACGCCAACACCATGCAGCTGCTGGATGTGCGGCAATCCGCGGCATCATCTGAAGAAGGACCGGCTCTCGATCTGGGAGCAGCGGTGGTTTCAGGAGGTAGGCGATCCCGACGATGCCGGCTGAGCGGCGCGCAATGCATCAGCCCTTCAGATAACGGTATCCAAGCCAGAGCGTCAGACCAATGGACGCCGCCCAGACCAAGGCAATGATACCAGCCGCCAGAAGGCTTGCAGGGCGCTTCGCAGCTAATGCAGCCGCGGCCCTATGCTCGGCGAAAACATCGGCTGGGATAAGCTTTACGACCGCCAGGATGCCCAGCGGTACAAGAATCGCGTCGTCGACATACCCTAAGACCGGAGTAAAGTCGGGTATCAGGTCGATAGGCGATAGGGCGTATCCCGCGACGCAGAACGCTAGTGCCTTCGCATACCAGGGAACCCGTGGGTCCCTTGCTGCAAGGTAGAGAGCATGCGTGTCCCGCTTGATCGAGCGGGCCCAGTCTTTGAGCTTTCGGGTCATAGGCTGAGGCGCTTCAACCGGTCTGGATCGCCTCCCATCGCTTTGTGCACGTCGCGCATGAACTCTGCGCTGACGGCGTCCCATTCCGGCGAGCCGAAGGGGACATCCTCAGGGTTCTTCTTGCCCCGCGCGCGGCGCACGATGCGGACGGTCGAGGTGGTGGCCACCATTTCATCGAACAGCGGGTGATTGGGCCCAATGCTGCGGTTTTCGTCCATGATTGATTTCCGGCTGGAGACCGATACACTTTAGATGACGGGTTGCGTGAGAGAAACGTATGAAGCCGGTAGCATTACGTGTGCCGCGCGAGCTGGCGAGCAACTTTTTTGCGGACCTTACCGCTTCGCACAGCGCCGCGGGAGTAGATGCACGGCGCTCGTCGGCTGACGCGGGCGAGCTGCGCTTGAGCGGTAGCGTCACCACTGTATATGTAGTCGAACTCGACGACAGCTTCTTCGAGAGATTCCCGCAGTGGCGGATGTACGTCGAGCAGTAGCTGCACCGTCACCGATTACCCAATTCTGTCTCGCACGCTGCATAAATGCTTCGGACGACCGGTGACCGATAGTCCAGGCGCCAGCCGTCTGTGAACAGATCAGCGAGCTTGGCCTCGTCTGCTAAGTGCGGCGGCGCGCCGAAGTCCATCGCCACCCTCTCAGACCGCATTTTGAGCTGCATTCGCTCCAGCCAGTCGGCCTGTGCGCCGTTGGCATTCAGCCAGATGTTCAGGGATTCGACGAAGTGGTCTGTCCTCATCCAGCCGCCTGTCCGTGCGCGAGCGATGAGCTGCGCTACAACCAGGTAGCAGAGGAGTTCGGCGCGGGCCTCGTGGTCGAGCGTCGGTGGTTTGTCCATGAAGCTAACCTCGTGGGCACAGATATAATCTTGTGAGCATTCACTGTGCCATTTTCCGCACGCGTTGAGCCCCGAACCAGCGTCCGCTCGAGGCGCTGCTATCACCGAAGTGTCCGAAAAACTTGGCGACCGGAGATTTAGAGTGACGAAACGAAACCTATTCGCCGAACTCAAGAACGGCATGGATGCGCTCGCCGCAGAACGGGGAGGTAAAGTGACGATTCAAATGACGCCATTTGAAGCATGGAAGTATCTGGACAATGAGGAGACGATCTCCGCCTTTATACAAGAGATATTTGCGAGCGGGGACGAAAAGCTAGTCGATGCTGGTCTCGCAGAAGTAGAAAAGGTTGCTCCTCCTCGGCCCATCGTCAACAAGGTCGAATACGACCGCGCGGTGATGGTCCTGAACGCTCTGCTTGATGCCGGTGGCGCGGATGAAAAACACCGGCTCGCAGCACTGGCAAATAGCCTCGGCGAGTTCATCTCCCAGTACGAGAGCGCGCACGGTATCTAGCTGCGGCGCAATTCGGTCAGTTGCTCACACTCCTTCCTCGCAGCCTCCCGGCGCTGATCGATGTACAGCGCCGGGTCTGCAATGTGAACGCCCTTGGCGGTCTTTTGCGATTTTTCGATCCGCACAAGGGGCAGGGCAATATCGCCCGTCGCGATTTTCCGCAGCAGCTTGTCGACCTCGAGGTGCGGAAAGTAGTCTCGGCACACGACATCGATGGGAACGATTGCTTGCGCTCCGTATTGGGCCATAAGGATGGACACCGTGTTCATTGACCTTGACCTAATCTGCGCGCCATCTCTCCATACTCGTCGGCATAGACGGCAGTGGGCTCCACGAAATAGCGTCCGCCGATCTTGATCGGCGCCGGCACGATCCAACCGCCTTGGCGCCAGTTATACAGGGTGTTACGGTGCGGCGCATGTTCACCGAAAACCAGTTTCGCCCATGCATCCATTGGAATGAGTTTCGGTTGGTTAGTTGCCATTGCTCCCCTCCCCAGTATGAGTAGCCAGTAGCGCATCAACGCTTTCCGCAGTGATCCTGCTAGTGCGGTATCCGAGGCTGATCTTCGTCAGCCTGCCGGCGTCGACGAGCCTGTACACCGTAGCTCGAGAGACGTTCAGCATCGTCATAACGTCGGATATTCGATAAAGCATAGGTGCAGCATTGCTCATAGGTCCACCCTTCGGTTGGCATGGGAGAGCCATGCTACAACGGACGAGGCCAACATCAAAAAGCGAAGGATGTCGTGAAGCTACGACTCAGTGAGTGGCACGGTTTACAAATATCCGCTTGACGTCTGTGCGGTAGGTCACTAACCTGTGATTGCTGCCGAGACAACGGCAGACGGGTTTAGCAGCCCGAGAAATGTAGGCGGACAACCGCCGCTTTGTGCGGTTTTTTTACGTCCGTTGTATCATCACGTGCGCCCATCTTACGGGCGGGCTGTGGTGGGGGAGCGCTTGCGCTCGCCGGTGCCTACGTTCCGGTCTGCTAACCCTGTCACTAGCCTGCCCACCATTTAGCAGTGGCGGCAGGCTCTTACCAAACGTAGGAGTTGCTATCCATGACTGCATCCATCCCGCCTATCACGTTCATCTCCTCGTCGACGCTTTCAAACAGTCGGTTGAAACCGGTGTTCTGATGGCATCTTTGGCTTCTGATCCCGCATTTGATTATCGATCTGAAGAAGAAAAATAGGTAAATCTAGCTATCGGTGCCATGAGATGGTCGATGGCAGGGAGCACTGAGGAGTGGGGGTTTCATATGAATGATGTTTTAAGCACTACTGACGATCTATTCGTCGTTTGTACCCCTCGCGGGATGTTCTATTGGCCGCCTGTCTCAATGACGGAAGCGCGCGAGACCATCGCGGAGCGCAGCTTGTACGTCGGGGAACCTGGCTGGGAAATGATCCCGCTGTGGCTGGCTCTGGACCACGAAAGCGGCGAACTGCGCCGTCCCAAGGAGACTCAATAATGGCTGAGCGCAAACATACGTTCCCGGCCGGCTATGACCGCTACGAGGGGAAGTATCTGCTTGTGGTGGGAAAGAACATCGTAGCTGGACCGTTTTCATCCTTCGATGAAGCACATCAGGCAAAAAGCGAACGGTTTCCCACTGGTCGGCAACTGGGGAGCGGTGAGCGAGTCGACGTCAGCTATTCACCGACCGCTCGAGATACTCGGCGCTAGGATCGTCTCGACCGCACTCTGCGCGCACTCGACGTCCAGTATTGGTGTGTTGTGGAGGATCGAAAGACGGAACGAGGCATGTGTATTGGCTATCCGCTCTCGCGGAAGTACTCGACTCGCCAGGAGTGCCGGGCAGCGCTGGCGCGAATTAAAGGTGGCGGCAATCCACGAGCGTATATCGGTGGCGGGACTTGCGTTTTCCATTGGGCCCGACCGGAGGATATGCAAGCGCGCAGGGTGTTGCTGGCAGAAATTCGCGGGATTGCCCACCGACCATGATCTCAGAAGTCGCGTGCGATGATTCGTGATTCGACGCATATAACTGACGCTTTGAAGGAGGCGCCTCTTACCGGGCCTTGCTCCAGTCGGGTTCCCACTTTGGTTCTTCCGGCTTGGACGGTTTTTCACCGAATAGACGCTCGACATGCGCGCGCAACACTGCAATGGAACCGTCAGGCCTGATCTTGTGCTCGACGCCCATCCCGCGAAGGACGCGCACACGAACCGAGTTGTATCGCTTGCCTGTCAATTCGGTCAGTTCGTCGTCGGTGAGGAACATGCTTGGCATACCGGCTCCAGGTGATTGGTGGCGGTATGATAAGTCACAACCGCGCCTAGCCCGACGGGGCGAAAGCAGGGCTCCCTTACCCTGTTGGCGCGGTTCCATATTCAAGGGTGCGTGAGGGCGCAAATGAAAATGAACGATATCCGTAGTGAATACGGCGCTGAATTCATTGAGATGTTCACAAATGAGTTTGTGAGTGGAGTGGGCTCACAATTTTTCCCGGAGCACGAAGTCAGGGAGCAAATCAACAAGGTCAGAATGCACAACTATGAACCGATGTTCATGGAAATGCTGCTGGCATTGTTTCAATTGTTCGAGTCGAAATACAAGGATGGCCTGCTTAAGTACCAAGAGGCAATGCAAATAGCAGAGTTTCAGTTAAAAATCTCAGATAAACACACCCTCATTCAAGATCGAATGATTAACTATCTTGAACGAAGGGAGACTGAAAAGGCAAGCAATGCGGCCAAAGCTAGACATGCGGAAAATCATGCCATGAAGGCCCAAGTATACGCGTGGTGCGATGAAAATCTGGCAAGTCGTCCTAGCATGGACTCTGCGGCCACAGAGATAGCGGGGAAATTGGTTCCTGTGGGATGGAGGACGGTCAGAAAATGGTTGACGGAATATCGGAAGTCAGCAGGTGCGGGGGCCACCAGATGACTTCCATTCGAAACTTTGTGCACATTTGCCATTGCATCGCGTCAGCGAGTTTTCGCGACACATCAATAATCGATTATCCATTCAATCGAGTTTTTTATGTTACCGCCGACTCAATGGACGATGACAACTTCACGTCGTTGACCGGGCAGACCATCACAACAAATAACGAGACGAAACGGAGGCGCGAGGAGCAGAGAGATGACTACCCGTTGCGAGCAGATCTGCAGCAATTGACGATTCTTGTATGGGGACTATTGAAGAAAAATGAGCGTACGTACGAAGATGTACAGCGCGCTGCGCTTATCTTGCGAGAAACGATTTGGGACCATTTAGACGAGCTTGCCAAGTTCGACGAGGAGGACGAGTCGGAAGACCCTGATGGCGACTTACCTGCCGATGTCGAAAATCCCGACCTCCACATTGACGGCTCTGCAGCTGATTCACGAGACGATGACAAGCCGACCTTGAGGCACTGGTGGGTATATTCGGATGTTCATAGCGCGATCGAGTCCCTCGATGATGCGTGGTTCGAATCTAAATGGTGGAACACAACTAAAAAGTGGACCTACACGGAAATCTACATGGTCCTCTCATTGTGGGGAATTGACGAATCTGTATGGTACTTGAATCGCGGGGAAATCGGCAAAGCTGCGTCATGGGCGATGCGCGCCCAGCTCTACTACGGTTTCGCGCTTAGTGCCACTTGGAGCGCTAACGATGAAATAAGGATTCGGGCGGACCTGGCGCGCAAGGCGGCTGAATCCCGGCACGTGGAGACTCGCGCGATAAAGGCTGACGTTTTTGCATGGTGCGCCGACAATCTAGGCACCAAAACCATCGATGGGGCAGCAGAAGAAATCGCGGGGAAAGTCTTCAATATCAAGTTCCGCACTGCCCAAAAATACATTTCCGAGTACCGGAGATCGGTACAGTCTGCGCGCACAGTGTAGCGCTTGCACGCATGGTGATCGTTCTGCTGGCAAGCCGCTCAGCGTACTAGCTAACAGTCTTACCGAGCGAGGTAGAGGTAAATAACATCCGACCATCCTGTCTACCAAGATGGTCGAATATGCAAAGTCCCAACGCGCCGGTGCTCCCTGAGGTCGGCCTTCTCAAGTGGCGGCAGATTGCGCCTTTCCTTCCAGTCGGCCGCGAAACGTGGCGAAAACTGGTCCTCGCCGGCAAGGCGCCGCAGCCCGTCCGGTTTTCCGCTACGTGTGCCGCTTACTATGCGGCCGAGGTCCACAAGTGGCTAGCTGATCCGCTGAACTACGTCGCCAACCCGAAGGCGGCGGCATGAGTTCTCTGCTCAAGCAAGCCATCATGGCTGCCTATACCCACGGGTTCCTGCCGTTCGCGGCCGTGTCGCCGTTGATCCATTTTCTGGGTCTGGAGGCTTCCTGATGAAGCGAGACCTTCTCAGTGGGGCGGGTGTTCAACGTCACTTCGTCGACGTAGCCAACCTTATCGGCCTGCACGTCAATGGCCTGCAAGGCCTGACTATCTACCGCGACAGCCAGTTCGACATGGAATGGCGTCGGTCCGACTTCCCGAACGAACTGCGCACCGTCGCCCGAGATGCGTTCAATCGGGAGGTCGATGAACGCGTCCTGCGCATGTTCCCGAAACATCCCCTGACCAAGTTTTCGATTGCGAGGCTCAAGAGTGCAGACCAAGCCGCGGCCTAAGCTGCTGAAACTCTCCGAAGTCCGTCGCCACCCGGAGCTTCAGCCCCGCGTCTCGATCGATCCTGCGATCGTTGAGGATTATCGCGACCTGCTCAAGGAAGGCGTGCGGTTCCCTGCAGTGACCGTGTTCTTCGACAAGATGTACTACTACCTTGCGGATGGTTGGCACCGATACGAAGCCCATCAGGCGGCCGGTATTGATGACATCCAGGCGGAGGTCTACGAAGGATCGTTCCGGGATGCAAAGCTTCACGCCTTGGGCGCCAATGCGCATCACGGCCTCCGTCGTACCAGCGAAGACAAGCGCCGCGCCGTCGGTATGCTGCTGGCGGACACGGAGTGGTCGTCGTGGAGCGACCCCGACATTGCGAAAGCATGTAACGTTTCTCGTTCTCTGGTTCAGAAAATCCGCACGTCGTCACCTGCCACGACTACAAGTGACAATCGAGACGCGGATCTGGACCGATCGCCTGGCATCGCGCCCCCGCCGGCAGCGAGCGAAGATGTGCAGCAGAAAGCTGAGGATATTCGTGCGGCCGGCGGCGCGCCACGTTTCTATAAAAACAAGCACGGAAGCGTAGGCGTGATGGATGTATCGAACCTTGCCCGCAAGCCGAACGAGAATTCATCGCCTGGGATACAAGCGGACGCACAGTCCGACATGGAATCTTCTCGTGCCAACCCCGTTGAGGAGTCCTCATCGGATGCGTCGACTATGGATGATGTCGAGTTCGAAAATTATCTGAACGGGCTCCATTCCCAGATCGAGAGCCTGCAACGAGCCAACGATGCGCTGTCTGCAAGCGATCAGGGCGCGGAAATGATGAAGCAGGTGCAATTGCTTCTGAACGCAGAAAACTCCTTGGCCACCGAGCGCGACCGCGGCGCTGTCCGTGAAAAGGCTTTGCGGTGGTTCGGAACCCAATACGCACAGCTGCGCAACGTTTTGAACGTGAAGAACGATCGCGACGTACTGGCTGCCGTAAAAAAACTGGTTGAGGAGGCAAAGTGAGGGAGCCGACCCCGGAAGAACTGGCAGCGTTCGAGCACTTTGGACTTCGTCAATACCAGATCGAAGCGGTGCTGCGCGTCAGCGATGCCTATCGCAATGGCGCCCGAAATGTCCTCCTGTGCGCGCCGACTGCGGCCGGGAAGACCCGTATCTCGGCATGTGTCGCCTATCTGGCTTCGAAGAACGGCAAGCATTCACATTTCGTTGTCGATCGCGAGAACCTGGTTGACCAGACGTCGCGCACCTTCGATCAGTTCGGGGTGTCGCACGGCATCGTCAAACAGAATCACTGGCGCTATCGTCCCTACGAGCGCGCACAAGTCCTTTCGATTCAGACTGTGATGCGGCGCGGCTGGCCGGAAGATCCCGAGCCGAAGTTCATCATTGTCGATGAGTGCCACACGGTGCACGCGCCGACGAAGACGAGGCTCGCCGCTGCAGACGCGTGGGGTCTCGGTCTCACGGCTACACCTTTCACGAAGGGTCTCGGGAAGATCTATGACGCGTTGATCAACGTCGAAACCACTAATCGATTGATTGCGCAGGGCGCGCTCGTTCCGTTCCGCATCTTTTCACCGTCCAAGCCAAACATGGATGGTGTCAAGGTCAATGCAGGCGAATGGGAGCAGAAGGAAGCTACGAAGCGCGCCCTGGAAGTCGTTGGTGATTGCGTGGCGGAGTACCTCAAACACGGCAATAACCAGAAGTTCATTTGCAGCGCGATCACAGTCGACCATGCCCGCGAGATCCACCGTCAGTTCACGGCGGCTGGCATCCAGTGCGTGGTGTACACCAGCAGGGAGACCGACTCCGAATGTGACGAGATCGTTTCGGAGTTCGGCAAGCCCGATTCGTTCATTCGCGGTCTGATAACCGTATCGAAGGCGACGAAAGGCTTCGACGTCCCGGATGTCGGCTGCGTCATCATGTGCCGGCCACTGCGCAAATCACTTGCTGACCACATCCAGCTTCTTGGGCGAGGCCTGCGCACCAGTCAAGATACCGGAAAGACGGAATGCATTGTGCTCGACCACTCGGGCAACTGCGAGCGCTTCTGGGAAGAGATGAATGAATTCTTCGAAACCGGAGCGTTAGAACTCGACGACGGCACGAAGAAGCCGAAGGCTGAGAAGAAAAAGCCGAAGGCGGAAGACGTGATGGTGAAGTGCCCACACTGCTCGACGCTTCATAAAGCTCGTCCGGCGTGCCCGAGTTGCGGCCACGAATATCCCAAGCGCAACACGGTGGAGCACGTTACCGGCACGCTCGAGGAAATGGTCGCATCCGGCAACCAGCTGCGGCTCAATACTGAAGTCTGGCCGATGGTATGTCACTACGCGCGTCTGAAGTGCGACGGCGATATTCAGCGGGCGAAAAGCAAGTCCTACGCGATGTACAAGGAGTTGACAGGCGCCATGGCGAAAGTCGACTTCTTCGCCACAATCCCGGTTTTGCCGACCCCCGAGGTCGCGAAGAAGCTGGTGAACATGGACAAACGGTACTGGATTAAGCGTCGGGCGGTTGAGCGGAGGGCCGCATGAACTTTGAGCAGGCAATGGTCGCTCACGGCCTGATGCCGCGCCGGATCGTCTCTGACGGGAAATGGTACCGCTGCCCGACGATCGACAAACCGCGCAAACACAACGGCGCGTATCTGCTTTGGGCCGATGGGCAGCGAGGCTTTTACAAGAACTTTGCCACCGACGATGGCTATTGCGAGTGGCGATCAGACAAGCCTGTTGCTATCGCTGATCAGCGAGCGATGGATGAGCGTATCAAACGTCTCCGCCAGCAAGAGGCGGCAGCGCGCGCCCGGTCGATCAACCGCATGCGCGAGCACTGGCAGACGCTTCCAATCCTCACGGAATGGCATGCCTACATCGAGCGCAAGGGGCTGTCGCTGCGGGGCTGCCAGGGAGTTCGTCTGGATGGAGACGACCTGGTTATCCCGATGTATCGCGTCGGCGCGCTGGTGAGCCTGCAGAACATCTCCATGGACGGTGAAAAGCGATACCGCAAGGGCTGCTCGACCCGCGGGGCGTCGTTCGTTATGTCGCGCCCGGGAAGCACCGTCACGTGCTTCGTTGAAGGCTTTGCCACCGGTTTGGCTGTGTTCCAGACGGTCACCAATTCGTCTGTCGTCGTGTGCTTCGACGCCCAGAACCTGATCGCCGTGGCGAAAGAGACAAAAGTCCGGGGAATGGCTGTCGTCTGTGCAGATAACGACTGGGAGACAGAGCGCGATCGAGGCATCAACAAGGGCGTAGAGAACGGCAGGAAAGCCGCCGATCTGATTGGGTGTGGCCTGGCTTACCCCGAAGGTATCAAGGGCACTGATTGGGCCGATGCGCTGCAGGAGTGGGGCGATCGCGGCCCGGCGAAGGTCCGTATGCGAATTTTGAAGGGGGCGAAGCTGGTCATATGAAATTTCTCATTCACCCGCGCAGACCAAGCAAGCGCGCTCATGTATGGAACGTCCAAAAGATGGACACGCTGTGCCACGCATATGCGAACGGCGTAATCAGCCGTAGCAGCGATTTCGTGATGGTCGACAACTACGGTGACGTCGAGTTGTGCATGTGAGAGGGCTCTGAAACGCCAGAAATGATTTTGTAGTACGGCCAGGCGTCCCGAAGCCAGAGAGGGACATGCGGTTATCCAAGCACCGCAGCGCAGGGTCTTTCAGTGAGCACTGTCGTGGACGCGAACCGGCACCAGCGCGACAGGAAGATGGGGAACTGGGAGGAAGATCTGAGACACCCCTAAGGACGGCGAGGCTAGCATCCGAGATCGAAAAGGCTGGCGAGTCAATGCGATCCGACGGACAGATCACGTTGTAAAGGCTCAGCAGAGGAAGGCTGAGTCTATCTCACCTCGGGACAGGGAACGTAGGGATGTGGTGTTGGGGGTTGAAGTAGAGGAGCTGGTTAGTACCACTGAGGGCCATAGTCGGCCAGATTTGACCAAACGGCTGCCACGAGAGGAAAACGATGGAAACGCAAGGACAAGACCAACGGGGATGGAAGACGAGCCGCATGAAAGACGATTCACGAACGCTTGCCGAGCCGTTCTACGCGACGAACCCGCTGTACGTCGCACAGCACAAAGAGTGGGACTGGTCCCACGGCATTCACTTTACGGGGGGCATGTGACGGCGCGGCCGTTCCTGGCATACGGCGACCCTTTAGAGGCGATGGTCGCCACGGAGAAGCCGACATGTGCCGGCTGTCCTCACGAACGAACCTACGAATTCATCGGCTCAATGCAAACCATCTGCGCAATCGGCAACATGTACGGAACCCGTTGCGAACAATACGGAAAGAGGCAACCCAACATGACGACAAGCGCCATTGCGGCAGACGAAATCGACGCGGTCCTGACGGAGTGGTACGAATGGAGCCAGGCATACGAACCGGCGCTGGGATACGGCCGTGCGTCGGCGAGCTGCCGCGACTTCAGGATCAGCAATCAGTGGATGGATTACGACGACCTGTCGGAAACGGTTGATCGTCAGTTGCGCGCCGCGACTGGCGAGGCGGTTGACCCGCTCATCCAGAAGCTGACGCTGGCGCATCGCGTTGCGGTGATGACGGCGGTGCGCAACTTCGTGGCTGGCTCCGTAGTGTTCTGCAACCCGCGCAGCCCAGCGACGCAGGACGCCGACTACGCTGAAGCAAAGCGCCTGCTGCGGCCGCAGCTGATCACGAAAGGCTTACTCGCCTCCGTAGGCTAATCGTTGTCATTGCAGGATTAGCGGAATGCGCACGACCTGCTGCCGGTCGACTCATTCTCTGTTCTCTTCATCGTCGCCCATAAGCAATCTGTTCCATTGGGGGAAGCGCATATCCTCGATGATTTTTCGAATGGCCTGCGCGCAAAGGTGAATTCCCGCCGAGAGCGTTTTCATCACCTCTTCCTCGGGAGTCTTCTTCGAAGCGATAGATCCACTGTGCGCAGCATAAGATCGATACATATATAACTTGTTGAAGGTCTCGAATAGTTCGGTCCTGTGTTGCGCATCTCGTCCCAAAAGCCACGCTCCCCGGAGGCGAAACTGCAAAGACAACTGGTCCTTTGACTGCTGATGAGCCAATAGCAACGATTCCAGCGCAATGCCTAGGTCCAGCGCGCGATCGACACTTGTCTGATGCTTTACGGCCTCGTTCAAGCGATGGATCGGAACTCGGAGATGCTGCTTTACCTCAGGTGGGAGTCGCAGATATTTTTGGGCGACCTCTCTGAGGTCAGCGAGCTCAACTTCAGTCAGCAAGCGGTTCTCGGAAACTCTAGTCTCGTTGCGTGGTCGCATCCAGTTGAAACCCACGTGGCCCTTCAGAAACTCGCCATCGGCCAATTCTAAATAGGATTTCGAGATAACTGGAGAGCAAGGGCCGAAAATGGTTAGCACGTCCACAATCTGATAGATCGGAGCCGCCTCGGTGGATGCTTTGAATTCGGGTGGTTCACGAAGGAACTTCGGTGTTGCTTCTTGGACCGTGTACAGTGCAGCACCAGGCGTTATTTTTTGCTCATCGAAGAGATGTTGCAGTGAGAAAGGCGTTGGCGGTTGTGCTGCACCCGTGTACTTCAAGTATGACTGTAATGTCGAAGACGGAACGTGCGCGAGTGGGCAAATAAAGATGCCCGGAACCACCTCCAGGGTGTCATTCACTGCGACACCTTCGAGCAAGAGCACCTCGATACTGCGATTAGATGGGGCGGCGAGAAACCGATCCATCGCGGCTAGCGCTCGGTCGATGCCATCTCTAGCCGCGTGCGCGATCAACGCTTGCAACAAACTCATGAGGTTTACGCCAGTCAGGAGATTTTCCTGGTTGAGGAGCACACCATCCAGCTCTGCAATCCGCGGGTCCTTGCAAGCTTCGGTTATGAGTCTGCTGGTGACGTGTGCGATCCCCGCATCTAAAAGAGGCGTATGCTGTGAGTAGAAGTAGCGATCAGCTTTGGTCTGGAGGACTGCTTCAATAAGAGCGGATCGGAAGTCCGGTTCTGTCACAGATGCCCCTTATGTGTTTATGCGTCGAGCGGTTCCGAACCGGAACCCTTCTTCATTCGATTCATCGGTAGAGTTGCAAACGCCCGACGCTTTTGGTATTGTTCTGTCCGTGGCGTCTTCGCACGCCCAAAGAAAAGCCCGCACGGTTAGCGCCGTGTGGGCTTTTTAATTTCTGTCAGTCAAAAAAGCTTGACCGCGGTTTGAGTGCCTCGTGGCCTTCCCAGGTGAGGCGGACTCGGCCATGCTCCATCAAACTCACCAGGCCTCGGTCGTCCAGTAGCCGGATATGATGAGTGACCGCCTCTTGCTTTGCAGCATTATCGCCAGCTAGCGTTTCTCGGATCCTGTTGGCGCTCATGTATTCGCCGTCGTGGTCTTCGAGTGCCTGCAAGATCGCTTTCATGAGCGTGTCGTCCCGTTTCATATTTTTCCCTTTTCGTATGAGCCGGCCCTTCCGGCGCAACGATTCTACAACCTTGCTCGCCATGGACCTCAAAGCCATCATTCAGAAGATCGCCTCGTGGTTCAAGAGCGACGTTGCAGTAGTCGAGCAAGACGCCAAGGCAGTTGAGGCGACAGTATTGTCGGATCTGTACACGCTCCAAACGCAAATTGCCAAAGACGGCCGTGTATTCGTCGCCGGCATCGCATCTCCCATCTCCACCATCGAGGCAGCTATGGGCACTCCCGCAACAGACACTCAAGTCGCCGCCCCAACGGCAGGCAACAACGTGAACACCGCAGTGCAGATTGCGCTCGCGCTGAAAGCGATCGACGCGTCGCTGTCGGTCGAAGCAGTGCAGGCGGCAACCACGGCAGCACTCGACGCTGCTTATCCTGCTGCTTGAGGCCATCGGATTCGTAATAGACTGGCCAATCCTCAACCTAAAGGAGCGGCCATGCAAAACGCGTACTATCGCCCGGGCGAATACATCCGAACGGCGCAAATGATTGACGGGGTTATCGAAACGCTTTACGCGCATGTTTCCGGTGCCGTCGGTAGCCGGGTGATGCAGGAACACGGCCTATCGCTCTTATCTCCGCCTGCGAATCTTGGTGGGGAAATCTGTTTAGCCGCACATCATAAGCGGCTCATTACGCAGCGCAGTCACGTGTGGCATGTTCTGCCTGATTCGCGGCGCATCCTGTTCGGCCGCGTAAGGCTGCACGAGCTGGACCACGCGAATGAATTGGGAAAGCCTGTGGTTTCGATGATCGTTCGCTACGACGGATTCGTGTCGTTCGACGGCACCATTGACGTGCAGGAGCCTGTCACCCAACCGGGCTATGAAGAGGTGGTGGTCGATCGACTCGCACGCGTGTCGATGGCGGCCGTGTATGACCTGCTTGATGTGGTCGGCTAGCGTTGCCGTCTCGTCCGCTCCGCCCGTGCAAGCACCGCGGGTGCGGTGCTCTCTGCGCTGGCGGCAAGACGTATTGCGCGCAGCACGCGAGCGAAGAAGTGAAGTGGAAACCGGACGCGGTGCGCGGCAATCGTCATGAGCGTGGTTACGGCAACGCGTGGACGAAGCGTCGTGCCCGCATCCTGTTGCGCGACTGCGGGTTGTGTCAGCCGTGCCGTCTAGTTGGTCGCGTGACCATCGCGACCGAAGTGGACCATCGAGTGCCGAAGTCACAAGGCGGTACCGATGACGACGATAACCTGCAGGCGATCTGCAGTCCGTGTCACAAAACGAAGACGGGAAGCGAGCGAAAACGGTGAAACGTTGCGTGAATCCAACGAAATGTGGTGGATGTAGCGCTATTTTCCCAGTTTTGGTGCGCGGTGTTGCGTTTCAGCAACGATAGGCGAGTCCTATGGGTGGGGTGGGTCAAAAGTCGTGGCCAGATCGCCTCGGGACCGACCGTTCCGTCAAATTTTCGCGACCGCGAAATATAAAAATCGGTTTTCAGGCCGCGCGGCGTGAGCGCGGGTAGAAAGTACAACGGCGCGACGCCGAAAATGGTTGCAAAACGGAGAGAAAATGGCCGGCGTAAAGGGCCGCTCCGGGCGCCGCGCCAAGCCAACGGCCAAAAAGGAATTGGCCGGCAATCCGGGCAAGCGGGCGTTGAACAAAGACGAGCCTGACTATGGTCAGGTGACGAATATTGAGTGTCCCGCGTGGATCGATGGTTATGCCGCGGAAATGTGGGCGCGCGTGGCGCCGTCGCTTTGCCAGCACAAGATCGTTCAGGTGACGGACCTGCATAACCTCGAACTTTTCTGCGAGGCATACGGGCGGCACCGACTCGCGAGCGAAGATCTGCGCCGTAATGGCCTGGTCGTCGCCAGTGCGCAGGGCGCGCCAATGAAAAACCCGGCCGCAACGATTCAGAACGAGGCTGCGCGCCAGATGGCGACCTTCGGCGCGCTGCTTGGGCTCGATCCGTCGAGCCGTCAAAACATGGTGGGCGGCGGTAACAAGCGGCCTGACAATCCTTTCGGTGCGCTGCTCGGCAACTAAAACACGATGGCAACAACGTATCCGCGCGTGGAGCAGGGGCTCCAGTTCGCGCGCGACATCGTGCGCGGCAAGCGTCCCGCCGGCCGGCTTGTCGTGCTCGCGTGTCAGCGGCACCTCGACGACCTCGCGGCGAGTCGCAAGAAGGAATTTCGCTGGAAGTTCGACGCGGCGGCTGCGGAGAAGAAACTGGCGCTGGTCGAGCTGATGCCGCACACGAAAGGCGAGTGGGCATTCAAGCGCCAGCTCGTGACGCTCGAGCCGTGGCAGAAATTCGGCCTGATGTGCACGTTCGGTTGGCTGAACAAGCGCACCGGGAAGCGGAGATTCCGCGAAAGCTACTGGGAAGTGCCGCGGAAGAACGGCAAATCGGTCATCGCGGCCGGCGTAGGCATCGGCATGTTCGTGCTGGACGACGAGTTCGGCGCCGAGGTGTACGCCGGCGCGACCACCGAAAAGCAGGCGTGGGAGGTGTTCCGGCCCGCGCGGCTGATGGTGAAGCGCTCGCCGCTGCTGATCGAGGCCGCTGGAATCGAGGTGAATGCCTCGAACATGAACAAGCCGGAAGACGGCAGCCGCTTCGAGCCGCTGATCGGTAATCCAGGCGACGGTGCATCGCCGTCGTGCGCGATCGTCGACGAATACCACGAGCACGACTCGTCGGCGTTGTACGAAACGATGTTGACCGGCATGGGTGCGCGTCGCCAGCCTCTGATGTTCATCATTACGACGGCCGGCGCGAACATCGAAGGGCCGTGCTACGACAAGCGGCGTCAAACCATCGAGATGCTTGAGGGCACGGTGCCAGACGACGAGCTTTTCGGATGGATCTGGACCATCGACGAAGGCGACGACTGGACCGACCCGCGTGTGCTGGCGAAAGCCAACCCGAATATCGGGATTTCGGTCTATCAGGAGTATCTGGAGAGCCAGCAGCAGCGCGCGATCAAGTCCGCGCGCTTCACGAACACGTTCAAGACCAAGCACTTGAATGTGTGGACGTCGGCGAAGGCGGGCTATTTCAACCTCGAAGACTGGAAAGCGTGCGAGGACCCGACGCTGACGCTCGAGCGATTCGAGGGGCAGGATTGCATTTTGTCGCTGGACTTGGCGCGAAAGCTCGACTTGAACAGCATGGCGCGGCTTTTCTGGCGCGACATCGACGGCCGCCGGCACTACTACAGCGTAGCGCCGCGCTTCTGGGTGCCGGAAGACACGGTGAAAAACACCGAAAACCGGCGCATGGCCGAGCGGTATCAGAAGTGGGTGAACACGGGTCATCTGTTCGAAACGGCTGGTGCAGAAATCGACTACCGCGACATTCAGCACGAAGCGGTCTTGTCGAATCACACCTGCCCGGTGCAGTGCGTTCCAATGGACCCGCACGGCGCGACGAACCTCGCGCATCAGCTTGAGGATGAGGGACTGACGCCGGTAACCATCATCCAGAACTACACGAACATGTCCGATCCGATGAAGGAACTTGAGGCCGCGATCACGTCAGGCCGGTTTCATCACGACGGAAATCCAATCATGACCTGGTGCGTAAGCAACGTGGTCGGCAAGAACCTGCCGGGCAACGACGACGTCGTGCGCCCGATAAAGCAGGGCAACGACAACAAGATCGACGGCGCTGTAGCGCTGATTATGGCGATCGGTCGAGCGATGCTCGTCGGGCAAGACCCCGATCTGGACGGGTTCACGTCCAATCCGATCGTCGTCAACTGGTAGCGCCTCGCCGATAGGAACCTGATGAAGACGAAGATTGGACCGTTAGCGCGTGTGAAGGCCGCGTTGATAAGCACCGTCACGTCTACGCAAAGCACGCTCATATCGCTCACCGACGGCAGCTTTTTCGCCCGATTCTTCGGCACTGCGAGCGCCTCCGGCGCGGTTGTCAGTACCGACTCGGCGTTGCGCGTGGCGACAGTTTGGCGCTGCATAAATTTGATTGCCGGCGCCATCGCTACGCTGCCTATCAACGTCTATCAGGACAACGCCGACGGTAGCGGCCGCGTCATTGCGAGCAACCATCCGCTGCAGTTTCTGCTGCACAGCGAGCCAAACAATGAGCAGACTGCAGTCGAATTCTTCGAATTCATCCTGCTCAGCCTGTTGCTGGCCGGCAATGCCTATGTCTGGAAGCAATACAACAGCGGTATCGGCGGCAGTCGGCGGATATTGAACCTGATTCCGCTGGTGCCGATCCGTGTGTCGGTGAGTCGGCAAAACGACAATTCATTGCGATATGACTACGTCGACTTCAATGGGAATGTCTACCGCGGCTTATCGAAAGACGACGTGTTGCACATCAAGGGGCCATCACTTGACGGATTCTTGGGCCTGTCGCCGCTCAGCTATGCGCGCGAAGTGATCGGTACGACTATCGCTGCGAACACGGCAGGCGCGACGGTATTCAAGAACGGCCTGAAAGCGTCGGGCGTGCTCCAGAGCGACCAGATTCTCACGCCGAAGCAGCGCGAGGATCTGCGCAACAGCATGCAGACGTTCGGAGCCAACGCGGGCGGCGTCATTACGCTGGAAGCGGGATTCAAGTACCAGCAGATCACGATGTCTCCAGCCGACGCGCAACTGTTGGAGACGCAGAAGTTCAACGTCGAGGAAATTTGCCGCTGGTTCGGCGTGCCGCCGCACATGGTCGGCAGCACATCGAACTCAACGTCGTGGGGTTCCGGGCTCGAACAGCAAACGCTTGGCTTCTTGACGTATTGCCTGCGCCCGTGGATCGCTCGCATTGAAGACGCCATCAAGCGGAGTTGCTTCAGCGACGCGGAAAAGGCGCGTGGCCTGTATGCAGAGTTCAGCGTCGAAGGTCTCTTGCGCACCGATAGCGCAGCGCGCGCGGCGTACTACTCGAGCATGACGCAAAACGGCATCTATACGCGCGATGAAGTGCGCCGCCTCGAAAACATGCCGCCGAAAGGCGGAAACGCAGAGGTGCTGAC